TTCCCTAGAATTGATCTTAGACATCCTCAAAACCCCGTCAAATATCTTGACGTTATCAAGGAAGATCTGAGCCTTTGCCTGTTTAGCAGGGTTAAAGTTTACCCCGATATTGACATCTTCCTCATAGTAGTCATTATTCACAGAGATATCAAAGATATTCCCAAAAAGGCTCTGGTTTTTTGCCGTGTTTGGCAGGATAATAGTCTTTGAATAGGAAGTATTTCTCCTCTCAATGTCGCTAACATCAGCCACCGAGAAGGTGAAATCAACATCGATATCTCCAAGGGTATCCGCTTCGATCCCTTCTACGAATAGCCTTGCGCTCATATTACCTGTCTGGTGTTTAGTAGTTGGAATTCTACGTCAATTTCTAAGTTGAATAACTTATCCGAAGCCGTTTTCTTTACCTCGTAGGTGGTAGCATTTGGCTTCACCGGAATCCAAGAAGGAGTGATATAGTTATCATTCACCAAGTTCAAATATACCAAAGGACTTGAGTATAGTTCCCTGATAAGTTCAGCCTGCACATCGTTGATGTAGTCCGAAATGATTCTCCAATTCTGTGTCTCCTTTGTGAAGTAGATCGGGTTCACGTTCTTTACCACGATCCCATTAGCCTCATAGATATCCCCGTTGTAGTTTCTCTCATAGCCCTTCTTTTCAATCTGAAAACTAGTCTTATTGACTAGGTCAAAGTTGAAGAAATCATAAACCCCAAACTTATTCAGGTAGGCTATACGCATAGGATCGTACCTGCCACAGGATTGAGTATATAAAGTTGCAAATTTGTACCTCCTTGCTGAGCCGTTATTCCAATTCACGAATAATTGAATAGATGCTACACTACCGCCATAGGTCAAAGGTGTGATCTGAACATAGGTAATATGTGGACTTGTTACTGTGGTAGGTGTAATATAGTAGGTCTGAGTTGTAGCGTTATTGTAGGTTACCAATAGTTCTACATTGGTCAAAAGCCCTGTGTTAATAAAGCCAAAAACCTGAGCATCGGTCTCTCTTAGTTTGATAGTATCCCATGCTGTTAAAGGCTTGTAGACTGTGTTGCTAGATCCCCAATACTGAGCCTGTCCTGAGTACCAATTCTTTAACTCAAGCAAAGGCAAAGCCCCTGCGAAAGCGTACTTAGTTTCACTCACTACTTCGCTTGCTAGGACTATGACAAATTCCCCATCTACCTCATAGTATTCGTAGCACTTCAGGTAGTATCCCTTGATAGCATTCTTTGAACTTGAGGAAGTAGCCGTTTCATAGAACCCCTTGCTGTAGGTAAAGTCTACAGAGACATATTTTGAAACGTCAAATTCTACAGGATCTCCAGGATCAGCAGGTGAATCATAGTATGCAGTAGTCACGAGTTCATCTTCTGAGTTGTAAACCTTGACCACATACTTGAAACCGATCTCCTCAGAGTTCGTACTGCTTATCGTGTAGTTAATCCGATTGAATGCCGGAAGGATGTCTATGCTTGGTTCTACTAGGGTTATCATTTGCTTATTCTTAAAACGAGTGAGTCACTTCCAATGGTTTTAATGTCGACATTGAATTCAGGGGTTGCTTCATCTATTGATTTCTTGATGAATTGCCTTCCTTCAATACCGTACTTTTTGATGTAGTATGCTAATCTCTTAGCACTTGTTGAAATCTGAGGAAGTACATTTCTGCCCTCTATCAGGTTAGTTGCTTCGATCTCCATGTTCTTCCTCTGCATCCATCCTTGCAACTGCTGTAAGGCTTCAGGAGGCATTCCGTAGGTCTTGAATTGGTAGAACTTTCCCTGATCATTCTTGTAGGTCTTCCGCTTGTTTTGAATACCCCTTACCCCCTTATCTATGTAGTCTGCATAGTCTACCCCTATTCCAATCTCAAGCCTGTATCCGGTCTTTGTTTCCTTTACCCCTATCACAGAAAAAGAGGAAGACAATCTACCTGAATCCGCAGGTGTATTTTTGGCTAGGTTTTCAACTATGTTGATGCCTAGTTTGGTCATGGCATCACTCACGTTTTTGATTAACGTGCCTTCTACAGCAGCGACATATTCGCTAGGCTCAAGTTTCCTTCCGCCTATGTTTAAATTCGCTACTTGAGTTTTTGTTGCAACTGCCATTTCTTTAGTTGTGCTTCTTTGTCCTTGTTGTAATCCTTCAAATATGCTAGGGTATTCAAGTACTCCACTACCCTCAAATCATAGGCATCATTTACCTTTATGTTCTGGAAGTCTGCGACCTGCTTAGTGCTAAATACCCAGCCCCACCTTGCCATAAATCCACTACCTTCTTCGCCATCTCCTGATTCACCATTGAGGAGGTTATGGTATTGCTTATTAATTCGCTGAATAATTGACAAAAAAAAAGCATACAAGCATATACTTCTATGAATTTTGCCCCTAGCAAATCATCTGCCACCACGTCATGAGGCACTACACCATAGCCCTGATATCTCTTTCCTTTCATCGGTAGAAAGAAGCACGCTGCAATTTTGTTGAGTTGCATGATTTCACCGCTAAAAGCAAGAATGTCAATGTACTGACCTGCCGTGATCTCGTGTAGTTCATGGCAGAACTTGTACCTGTTATCCCCTACCTGCAAATAGTCTACAGGTTTGGTCTGTGGAATATTATTGAAGAAATCCAACTTCTCTGCGTAGGTGTGCATTAAGTCCCTATACTTGTAGGTATCATAATGCTCCTCACTTTTACCCTCCACGATAGCAAGCATCTTTGCCTGCTTCTCAATGATGTTTAGATTTGCGTTAGTCTCGATATCGTACAGGCTGATGAACTGCCCGACAGTCAATTTATCCCACATGATTAGAAATATATTTTTAAGGTTTGATGTATTTATCTGAAGGAGTACTTCCCTAGATGGCTATTCGATATCTTATTCACCACCGAATACCTGAGCGCATCCAATGCGTGGTTGAAATTATCTACAGGCTTATTGGTCATCTGCCCATTCTTATCTTCTATGTACTTGTAGTTCCGGAGTTCCTTGATCAGGTTATAACTTCCCTCCGTTGCATAGAGATTGTATCTCCTGATTATGTCTATCCCTAGATTGATTGCCCCCTTCACCACAGGCTTGACGTTCCATCCCATCCGGTAGATCTCCTCAATGCTTTTCGGCTCTGCTGAATCGGCAAATATCTCATTAGACTTATCAAGCCCTAGGCTCTGCATCTCCTTTGCTATGTCCTGATTGGTCATGCCTGTTCGGTAAATTAGTTCATCTACATACATGGCATCATCTAGGATGTAAGTCCTTACCAATGCTGTAGGATCATTTGAGAATCCAAAGTCCAAACCATAGGCTACAAGTTTAGCCTCCTTCGGGATCTGCTTGGTAGTACTGAAGGTATATACTAGGGATCGGCTCTGCCCCCTTTCTCCTAGCCCGTAGACCCGCCAGTAGTTTTCATCTATCTCCTTGAGCCTTTCAATTTCCGCCTTGATCTCAGCCCCTAAAAATGGGTTATCCTTGTAGGTAGTCTGATAGAATTCTACATCCTTTCTAGGTAGCACCTGGTCATAGATCCAATGGAATTCCTCCGAAGGGTTGAAGTCAATGATCACCTTCTCATTTGTACGGAAAAGCAACTGCTGCCAATCTTCAAAGGTCAACTCATTCGCCTCATTTGCGAATAGTAGATCTCGCTTTCTACCCCTGATTTTTTGAGGCATATCAAGGGAGATGAATTCTATTGTGTTGCCGTTTAACTTGTATTCAGATGCAGTCTTTGAGTGGTCATCTTCAGAATATATCTCGTGATCCTTGAGGATAGTCAAAAAGTCACGCATGACAGTACCCCTCAAAGCAGGGTAAGTCTTCCTGCAGATCGTGATTATTTTCCCAGTGTTCTTTTCGCAGTATGAAAAAATAATCCAGAGAAGGATATTGTAAGTCTTCCCTGATCTCGTGCCACCTTGCTGAACTACTATCTTGCTTTTGCTACTCTCAAGATGGCGGAATACCTTATTTGTTTTTATACTAATTGCCGTCATCCACGATCTTTACCTCGAATACCTTTTTACCATCAGCACCGGTGATCTCCTGCCGTTCTACATAGCCCCTCTTTTTAAGTTTGGTTTTGCAGGCGAAAATGATAGCAGTAGTATCTTTGTCCTTGATCTTTTCTACTAGGGCATCCTCCACAAAATCAGCAAAGTCTTCATCAGGCTCAATGGATTCCAATGCAGATAGGAACTCAGAATCTTTGACCTTCCAATCGTAGAAAGTCCCCCTGTCCATATTGGTAGCCTTGCAGGCCTTTGATATGTTACCAAAGGCCTTTCTGTAGGCTTCAAGAAATGCTTTCTTTTTTAAGTCCATTTTGTGGATTTTTGTCTATTTAGTTGCTATTCTCTTCTGTAGCCTCAACTACTTCTACTTCTTTTTCCTCTACTTTGTTGGCTATCCCTGCATCATCTAGCAACTTCTTAAACAAGTAAGCAAGTTGAAAGATTCCTTCTTCCTCATCTAGTGTGATACTTACTACCTTTTTAGGGCTATTGAAATTCAATTGAAAATTTGACATGATTTTTTTGATTTGATGTTTATGTTTTCTTTTTAATCCATCCACTTGCCATGAGTCCTGAGATGCCAAAACCTATGCTTCAGCACCTCAAAGATCAGGGATGTAAGGCTGTCAGATTCATAGAATCCTTCCTCCACTTCTAGTTTGAACTTTGCCATAGTTAGAAGGGTAGATCGTAGTCCTCAGCCTGGTAAGGAGTAGCAGGTGCAGTATTTTTGATAGGCCATTTTTCTTCCATTTTCTTAGCCTCCACCTCTTTCTTGTAATCATTCAAACTGATTGCCACATCCTTTCCGTATTCATTCGGCTTATCGTAGATGTTTACATTTAAGTTGACATACTTCTTCCCGTTGTAGGTGTATGCGTGCGCCTCGGCATCTGATAGGCATAGTGAAGCCGTGATCCAGGAATCGTTTCTTTTCTTCCCGTTTCCTAGTCTGGTTTTTGGTTTGTTGTCCATGTGTTTATTTATTTGGTTTTTCTTCTTCTCTTGATTGGCTTGTTTTCTATCACCGGTGTCTCTGTAGTAAATGCTACCTCTACCTCCTGCAAAGCCTGTGCTGCTTCCTCTTCCTGCTGCTTTCTGTACCAGGTAGTATTTTGGTCATTTGTGTACCATCCGTAGAGGTAATTAACTAACTCAGCCCTGCAACTACTGCACCAATGGCTGAAGTTGTGCTTCGGGTTGACGTAGGTAGTGTATAGGTGAATAAGTTCCGCATATACTTCCTTGCTATAGTTGCGAATGAAAGCGTGCTTTTTGTAGCACTCGTATAGTTCGAAATGCTTCTTGAATAGTTCGTGATCTTCTGGAGTCATGATTGAAATTTGTTAGTGAAATGATCCTCCACATTTAGGTAGATGAAGGGTACTATACTACTTATAAATATCGCTTCTAGCAAATCCGTTTTTAAAATTAGAAAAAAGAGACTAATCCAAAAGGACATACAGAAGGAGCATGAGAAAGGCTTGACTAGTTTCCGCTTTGTTACCCTTGTAAATACCGCAGGAATATTTAGGATGTAGAAGTAAATCAAGGTTATCCCGATTGACCCTAGTATACTAACTGCTGCTTGATACATTTTCTGATATTTTTAATGGTTATAAAAATTGAAGTATGTGGTATGCCCGTCTGCTTTGATACCTTCCTAACTGATCCGAGTTCCACATACATCTTGAGGATCTCCTGATCGTACCAATACAGCCCTTCTACTATCTTTGAAATTGAATCTGCTACTGCTTGGCTGTTGTCTATCTCCTCCTCTTCCTTGATGAACTTGACTATGTCTTCAACCGGCACAAGGGCTGCATACATCCTGCCAAACTTTCCGTACTTTGAATTCGTTTGATTGCAGCAGATCCTGACAATCCAGAACTTGAAAACCTGCTTTCCTTTGGCTTCTAATTCCCTGAGTTTTTCCTGATCGTATTCTAGGACTATGACTGCTACCTCTTGCCGTAGATCTTCCCATAGATCCTTACCTATGTTCTGAAAAACATATTTAAACTCCTGATCATATAGCCATCCAATCGCTTTCATTTGAGGCTAATTACTTCGCCTGTGGGAAGTCCTGCGTAGTCGCATAGCCATCCGTTCCACTCAAAGCGTACTTCCTTTTCTCTGCCCTTATATGAGGCTGCTAGAAGCCTGATTTGACTTTGCACTAATTCGATACTTTGAAAACTACCTTTGCCCTTATTCATCCACTTAGACCATTCACCGCTTGAAAGCCTGTAGCGGATCTCAAGGGAATAATCAAGTCGGGATTTTGGGAGCATTCTAGGCATTCTGTTTCTTTTCTCGGATAACTACTTCTAATCCTATAGCCTCACATATCATTCTAAGATTGAAAAGGCTGATAGATTCCCATCCATTCTCTACCTGATTGATAGGTGCATGAGATATGCCTAATTTCTTACAGAGTTCTAACTGAGTGAAGCCGCTTTTCTTCCTGGCTTGCCTGATAAATCTTCCTTCTTCTACGCTCATTTGGTTTGTTATTTATTCAAATATAGTATTAAAATTAATATCCAATCTAAAAGGATGAATTTTGTCTAAAAAGGTAACATTTTATAAATCCCCATCTGAATGAATTCTTCCCCTTTCTTGACAATGCACTTCCTGACATTTAACTCGAAGACCATTTTATCATTAAAGCCGTACTTCTTTTGGGCTAGGTCTAGGGTGACTTTGATCCCGTTGTCAATATCGGAGGCTTTTGAACTGAAACCGAAAAACAATTCCACTCTAAGCATGACATCAGGATCTACTTTTCCTGCAGGCATCCTCAGAAGCATAGTTTTTTCATGCTCCCTGTAGGCTGCTGATTTGATCTTCCTACCTAGAAATGCCCCATTGACTGAAAGAGGCTTTTCATTGATCTTGAATTGTATCATCTGAAAGCCTTATAGAGTTGATCCATCCCGATAGTGTACAGGGCTACTATGACCATAAACAAAAGACCGAATTCAAATTCAAAATGGAATAGGGCAAAGATAGAAAGCAAGGTAGACTGTATGCTGAACAGATCCTGCTTTGAAGGTGTAAAACTCTTGATTATCTTTTTCATTTTTTAAATTTTTGAAAGCCATTGTAAATAAATTTCTGTAGCAATTTGTGCAGTCATTACTGGAGGCACAGACATTCCGA